CAGCGTCACCGTGGCCTTGTAGAGTTCATATCGCTCTACATTTTCCAGGCGCAGGCTGATATCCAGCTCGGCCGAACAGGTGGTGCCGATCTGGATATCTTCGCCGCTGCAGATCTGTCGTGTGATCTTGCCGGTCCCCTCCACGATGACGGAGGGGCTTATGTAGTAAATGACGCCTCGTTCAGTCTTGATGTTTCCATACCAGTCTGACATGACGGAAAACTTCTGGATGGCTTCAATGTATTCGTTCGATACCGGGTACACATTACCACCTCACATTTCCACCACGTTGGCCTTGAAGTTCTCGTACAAGCCCCCCTCGTCGGCATAAGCCGATAGGTTCTTCTGGTCAGAATCGCATTTTCCACAATAGCCATTCATGGTCTGAATGCCGTTGTCATAGTAGGTGAATACAAACTCCTGGCCTTGCAGCAGATTCTTCAGGTATTCGTTTTCAGCGCCTGTGAGACGCTTGAATTTCATGCTGACCTTCCGGACATCCCGCCGCACCCACACAATGCGATTGTACCCGGATTCCGTCCGCCCGGTTTCGGGTGCGACGATATTGTCATGACTGATATTGATTTCTGTCGGCACATACAGCGGAGTGCCATTGACGGCCCAGTAGCCGTTTTCACACATTTTCAGTATCGGCATATCATCACACCCTTATCGGACTCGCGCCGGTCCTTTGAATGGCGCGGTTGTTCTCGTTCACGACCACATTGAATACCTCGCGGCCATCAATGATGACCCTGATATCCTGTTGGTCGTTTCCACCTGCCTGCAATATCTCGATCAGACGTTCTATCGCAGACTGGATGCCGGTCAAGTGTCCCTCTATGGCGCTGGAATCGTCCACAGGGGCGCTTTCTGCGGCAGCCTTTGTCTTATATGGCGCGACGGTTCCAGCGGCAATCTGGGGCATTGCAAAGCCGCCTATGCCAGCCAGAACATCAGAGATCGATTTGAATATCGAGGCGATGCCTGCCAGCTCACTCAAAACAGCCTGCATCCCGCCGACGACACTCTCAACGCCGTCCATCACGCCGGATGCTTTCGCGTTGATCTGAACGCCGTCAGCTTCGTTCACAATGGCATCGGCCACGTTGGAGACCGTCTTCAGCACGTCGCCCTTCGTGTTATCGATGCCCTGCGCCCAGCCAAGGCCCACGTTCTCGCCGACCTGTTCCTCGAACAGCTTCGAAGGGCTGGCGATTCCCAGCGCGGCCTTTGCGGCTTGAAGAAGCTGCTGTGCACGTTGTCTGACGAGGTTTTCAAGCCACGGCCATCTGTTGTTGACGCCCTGCCCAATGCCCTGGACGATGGCGTCGCCGATGGTGTTCCACGGCTGAGCCTTTATGGAATTGATCGCGGTGAGGGTGATCGTCTGCAGCGTCTGCATCGAAGTCCTCGCCTTGGTCTCCATCGACTGCATGGCACGCTCGAAAACCGAGATGATCTCCTTCCACTTGGTGTCGAAGTTGGTCCCGATCCGCTGCATGACGGTATCGATCTTCGTGGCAATGGCTTCCAGCTTCGTGGAGACCGTGCTTTCAGCCTTGGTCAAGCTGGTCTCCGTGGTGGTGTTCATGCTGTCGGTGGATGTCTTGATATTGGTGTTCGCCGCGGTCAGGAACTCCGTCAGCCTCGTCTCCATGGCGGTATACTTTTCACTGGCAGCGGTTTCAACGGTGGTCAGCGTCGTCTGTATGGTCTGTGTGGCCGTATCGAGGCCGGTTGTAATGTTGGTGTTGATCGTCGTCATGGATGTGGTGAGGGCAGTTTCAATGGACTGGAGCGCCAACTGAATGAACTCCATGACTTCGCCCCACCGGTCAAACAAGGGCTGCGTCTGATCGGTTCCACCCTGTGTAGTAATACCGATCATGTTCTGCATGGAGGTTTGGAGTGCAGCTTCAATGGCGGCAAGCTTGCCTTGCCACGTCGTGTCCACTTCATCCCATGTCCCCTTCATGTTCTCGCCCATTTCCTCGGTAGAGCCGGAGGCATTGGTATTCATGCTCTCCGCGGACGTGCTGACACTCTGGGACATTTCATCCACAGGCTGAGTGATCTTCTCGTCCAATTGCTGGGCAGCAAGTCCGATGTTCTCGGTCATGCCCTGCGCTGCGTCTGTGACTTTGCCGCTGGAGGCTTCTATCGAATCAGCGATAGCGCCAACGGATTCATCAGCTGCAATCCGCATGAGATCGGCATTCTGGGTAAACTGAGCATAGATTTCGTCCGCGCTCGTGCCCTGAAGCTCTGCGATGCGCTCTGCCAGCGCCCGCATGTCCGCTTCCATGCCTTCGCCGGTGGATTTGACCCCGTAGGCCATCTCCATCCATTTTGTGACCATTTCCTGCCCGCCACTTTCATAGCACTTGATCATGCTCTGCATGGCGGTTTCCGTTTCGCCTTGCAGGGCTTCTTTAAGCTCACCCTGCGCCTGGATCAGCTGAACGCCCAGCGATGCGGTATATCCGGCGACGGCAACAAGGACGGCTGTTGCGATTCCTCCAAGCGCCGTAAGGATCGCTGGTCCAGCCGCTGTGATGGCTGCGGGCAGAGTAGCTCCAAGGCCGGTGGTAATCGGCCCCAATATGGAGGATGCCAGGAATTGAGCAACCTTCAATGCGACAACGCCCTTCGCCATGGTGAATACCGCACCCAAGCCCTTGACAGCAGCAAACAGCGCCATGAACACGCGCCCGCCGCTGGTGGAGAACAATCCGCTGATGATGCCGGAGAACGCGGTAAAGATGGCGTTGCCCACCTGAGTCAGCACTTCCCACCAGTTGATGCTCCCGAGGAAATTGCCGATTGCCGCGCCAACCGCATGCCAGTCGATCTTTTTCACTACATCGAGGAACACGCCCAGCAGCTTCATGAACAGCTCTCCGAGGGTGTTGAACAATTCTGCCCATTTTACTTCATGCAGCACACGGTTGATCGCAGACGATATTTTCCCGGCCACACCCTCAAAGGGGTTGCCATCCAGGAAAGCCCTGATCATGGCCGTAAGGCCATTGAAAAGATCGATGATGATGCCGGCGACAGCGTCCAGGTCGATGGTCATAAACCAACTCTTGACCGCTTCTCCGATCTTTGCACCGATGCCCTCCCACAGACCAGGCTGGCTCACTATGTCACCGATGGCGCCTATCAGTTGATTGAAGCCGATGGCGAATATCTCCGCCACATAGCCCCAATCAATGCCGCCGAACCACTCTATGAGCTTCTCGGCGAGTGTGACGGCCATGTTCCGCAGGTTCTCAAACACCGCAGGCCAGTCGATACCGGCCACGACCTGCCGGAGCTGTTCAACGCAGTACAGGAAAAGGTCTATCAGGGTGCCGGCCAGCTCTTCCCAGTCTACCTCATGGATAACCCGATTGATCGCATTGAATATTCTCTCCGGAACGCCCTTGAACGGGTCTTCCCGCAGGAATGCGTTGATGGCTTCCGGAATGCCTTTCAGTATGCCGATGACGACATCGGCAATGGCATCAAAGTCGATGGTCTCAAACCATGCCTTGATGAATTCACCGATGGACTTTCCGATGCTCGTCCAGATCCCGGGCGTGGTGACAATGCCTTTGATGACATTGATCAGGGCATTCCACTTTTTCGCAAAGACGCGCCCGATCATCGGCCAGTCGATGTTGTCAAACCATGACTTGATCGCCCTACCGATGCCCTTGCCGAGATTCAGCCAGTTCACGGTGTCCAGGAAGGTTTCCAGAGCATCGAAGACGGCATTGATGCCGTCGGCAATGGTTTTTCCCAACAGCTCCCAGTTGAAGTTGTCCACGAAACCGTTGATGATCTGGCCGATGCGGGACGCCCACTTCACCGCCCACGGACGGAATTTGTTGTTGATCCAGTTATCGGCAACCTCAAGGGCTTTGTTCAACCCCTCGGCAATCACAGCGCCGACGCCGTACCAATCGCCATTTTCCCAGGCTGCCTTGAGCTTCTTAATCCAGTCCTGGATGCCCTGCGGCAGATCAATGGGAACGGTCTCGTACTCGATGCCGGTTTCCTCGCTGCCGCCGCCGCTGGAACTGTTGTCGCTCTGACGGGTCAACTCGTCGAAGCTGTACAGCTCCGCATTCAGCTTCTTCTGTGCCCCTGCCGCCTTCTCAGTGGATTTGGCGTAATCGTCCGTCCCCTGCTTCGCTCGGGTATAGGTGCTTTTCCCGCCCAGCAGCGCGAAAAACTGATTCAGGGCAGTTATCGCCCGGTCCAGCAGATTGATGACCTTCAGGATGATGGGTTCCAGCGCCTGCAGAATGCTCCCGATTGTCACGGCAATATCGCCCTTCAACCGAGTGCTGCTGTTCTTGATCCGGCTCATGGTCTTGTCGAATTCATCAGAAAACTTCGCAAGGCGCTGAATGCCCTCGGTGACATCCTTGAACAGACCCGAAATGAACGTGCGCTTGATGCGGGTGATCAGGAGGCGCTTGATGCTGGACAGCGATTTCACCAACGTTTTCGCATCAATGCTGCTTTTCTTTGCCTGCGCAGAAAACTGTTTCAGCTTCGATGTCACCTTGCCGATACCCTTTGCAATGGCATTGTAGGAAATCTTTGCCAGGTTCTTTGCCAGATCAAAGGCCTTGGACGCTGCGTTGCTCAGGGCATTTCCGAAAGCTCTCACCGCCGATGCGTTCAGACTGCCGACGAAGTGAAACGCTTTCGTCCCAGCGGCCGCGAGCTTGTCCAGCAGCCCCTCTATGCTCTTTGCCAGTTGATTGACGTCAATGCTGAATCCGCCCGTGTCCGATTCGCCCAGCTCTGCTTTCCTCGCAAGCAACCCTTCCAGCTTTGCGCTGGTGATATCAATATCATACTGGATAGACCGAAAAGCCTGGCTGTCCTCGGGCATGCCCAGCTTTGCGATTTTCTCCTGGATATCCTTCTCATACTCCTGCGCAATGGCGTCCTTCGACCACTGTGCCATCTTTTCCCAGCCGGGCATAGCCTCCATTTCCGCTTTGGCCTGCTCACGGATCTGGGCAATCTGCGCCTGACGGGCTTCCTCGGCCAATATGCGCTGCTTCTCCATACGAGCATTGAGGCGCGCCAACTCGGCTTCGGTCTTGGAAATAGCCCTGTCCACCTCTTCCTGCCCGCCGGCCATATTCTGCGCGGCGCTCCTGGCATTTTCCATTGCCTGGGAATATGTGCTTGCGCTGCTGCTCGCCCTCTGAGTGGACCGCTCCGTCTGCTGCGTGGCGTTGTTCACGTCGCTGGCAGCTCTGGACGCCGCAGCGCCGACATTGCGAAGGTTGGAGGCGGTCCCGGAAAAGGCCCGTTCCAAGTTGACACACAGGTTTTCGATTCTCTGCGCCAGATTGTCCATGGCGGACACCAGTTTGGCGGAGCCCTGCTTAAAACCTTCGGCGTCGAGCCCTGTTTCGATATAAACGGAACCGTCCGCGTAATCAGACATTTCCGTCCCCTCCTTCCTTCGCTAACTCCTCAAATATCGCCTGAAGCTGGTCTTCGGGGGTCTTGCGGTCTTCCTTGTACTCCAATGCGCACAGGTCACGATTGGCAGTGAGGAATTCCTTCTCGTACTTCTCCAGCTTCTTCCCTTTGGCTTTCTTCTGGCGAATCGTCAACACCATGCCCCATAGGTCCTCACGGTCCACGGCCTGAAAATAGCCCAGGAATGACCACCAGTGGAGATATGGCATGGACCGCACTTCTCGTCCTGCAACCTTGTTGATGGCAGGGAACAGGATTTGTTCGTCCTTTTCCCAATTAACCACCTTTGGGCTTGGCTTGTCCTCGGACAATCGGAATTCGATAAAATCCGAGGCAGCCTTGAACGCTTCCGGGAAGTGCTCCCTCGGTATCGTGTTTACTGCCTTGAAAATGATCGACAAGCAAACAAAGACCTTTTCCCTGTCAGGAAGGTCTTTGTCGTTATATGCCGCTATGATTCTCAGCACATTCCGAAAATCTGAACGAATCTCATATTCCCTGCCGCAGACGTTAAGCGTCCTCGGAAGCCGCCCCAGCATCGCTGATCGCCTCCGGCTCAAGGTCCTTCAGGTACTTGTCAGTCCTGGCCTTGGATGCTTTCATTTCCTTTTCAACCGCTTCCAGGACGATGTTGCCCAGCGTCTCAATGACGATTTCCGCGTAGAATTTCCCGTTGACGCTCGAAAAAGCGGAACGATTCTTGAAGATTTCCCCGCAATCGTCCATGTCGAAAAGCTGGTTCAGCCGGTCGATCAGTGCTTCCTGCACAGACTTCATGGTGGCCCAGTCTTTCTCGACGGAAGCGGTGCCATTGGCGTTGATGTTGATTTTCTCCAGGGGCTTGACGATCTCCGGGAAGTCCGTCCGCAGGCTTTCCAGCCTGTCCAGGATGGACCAGTCCGCCGGCCTGAAATGTACCTGACAGATAACCTTGCCATAGAGATTCCGCAAGGTTATTTCTCTGGTACCGTCATCGAACATGCTGCTGTACTGATTGATATTCGACATGATTCTATCCCCCTATTGATAAAAGGCACGGGAGCGTTGCCGTCCCGTGCCCTGTCGATGTGATTCGTGAATGGCGCCGATCAGGTGATGTCGGTGATCGTGGCGATATTGGTCGCCATGTCGTAGGAGATGTTCTTCTTGGTCATCGGGCCAGTGGGATTGATCTTGTACGGGATCGCAAGGCCCTTGGTGTCGCCACCCACGGACTGCGGCACAAACCAGGCGTCGCGCACGTTGCAGTAGCCGGTCATGACGCGGGTTTCGGTGTTCACGTTGGTAAAGAACGCCTCGGCGAACTCGCCGATCAGATCCTCCTCGCCGTGCTTTTCGTTCAGGGCCACCTCCAGCATGTGGTCGTACATGGCGCGGCTCGGATCCATGTAGTACGGGTCCACGTCGATTTCCGGCTCGTAACCGGAATGCGTGAACGTGGCCTCGCCCAGAACGTTCTTGCCGGACTCGGTGTCCGGGTTGAGCTCCTTCGTCAGCTCGTCGTTGTCCTTGCCGATGGCCTCCCAGCCGTCCGACGCCTTGGTGTACACGACGGTGATGGTGTCGTTCGCCGCGGCGGTGCCGGTGACGGTGATGCCGTAGTTGGACAGGGTCACGGCCTGGCCGTTCAGCTTCCAGTTCGTGCCGTCGTACTTGAACACATACGTCCCGGACGCAGCCACCTGGGTGCCGAACGTCGAAGCGGTTACGGAAACGGCAGAGATTTCCGAGCCGGTCTCGGTCGCGGTTGCGGACTCAGCCACAGCGCCGTTCTTCCACCGGCCGAAAAACATACCCCTCTCACGATTCAGTCTCGCCATAATGCTTCACTCCTCCTATGCGTATTTTTTGTAGTCGTTTTCATACCTGAGCTGACCAGAGATCATCCAGTCCTCGACGCCATCCTGAAGAATGGCATTGAGGAAAGCTGGCGTCGTGCGCAGGATGCTGTCAATCCTGCGGTTTTCTCCGATGTCCGGGTATGTAGTCAGATGATACTCAGTGTCCGAGATCGTCACTGGCTGTCTTTCCAGCCACTTGCCCAGCGTGTCCAGAAATTCCTTCACCCTGAGCTTGTGGCGGTCAGTCTTTAATGCCGCTCGATACACGATGTCAAAGGGATATGCGCATACCTGGTGCACTTCACCCAGCACGTTCTCGCTGTTCTCCACGACCACCGCTCCAGATGTGGGAAACATGCTGATGCCAGCGGTGTCGGACAATGTGGAGAACGCGATCTCCCGACCGTCCAGGCCGGGGAATTGATTCAGCAACGTCATGAGGGCGGTGCTCACGACGTCGGTGCCTTCGATATCAACGATTCTCTGTCGCCGTGTCGCCATATGCTATCGCCCTCCCAGCCGCTTCTTCAGTTCTTCGACCCACTGATCGCCATACTCCGCCTTTGCTGCATCGAACCAATGGTCGCGCGCTTCTGGATTGGAGTATTTCAACCTTCGATTGGTCGGTTTCAGTGTTGCGCCCTTGCGGAAGCGCAGGATGTACTCATTGGGGCCTGTGGGAATTTTCCTCGGCCCCTTGCCGGTCTCGGAATCCACCATCACCCGGCCGCCGTACAGGTAGCGGGCATATGGGCCAGGGAAAACGACCTTCCGACCGCCGTCCTCTGTGTGGGAGCGCTGCTGGAGGCTTCCCGTCAGGTGGGGCATCTTTGACCGGCAATCCTGCAGCACGCGCTGACCAAACCATTCCTGGGCTTCGTTGAATCGGTCTTCCATGCCGGTGAGATCGAGTGTGACGCGCACATGGGACAGCACGACAGAGTATTTCGGGAAATGAAACGTGTCCGACATGCTATCTGCCCCCGATCTCAAAGTGCGGCATCAGATTGAACCATGTCGCACTGGTGATCATGTACACGCCGTCATACTCGTCATTCATGGCGTGATACAGTCCTTCGTCATAATCATCATCGTCCAGCGGTTCATCCTCGCTATGGTCTCCGATCATGATGAAATCGCACTCGGGCGTCAAAGTGAAATAACCCTCGACATCCTCCTTGGCGGCGTAGACCTTCGGTGGTATGTAGAGAAGCTCGTTCCCTTCGCTGTCCGTTGCGATCCTGAAGGGCTGGCAATTCAGCAGGATTTCCACATTGTCCGAATTGGTGTCCCCGTGCTTTGTGGCGGTTTTGCCCTGGCCTTCGATGACATCCACGCCATCGAATACCGAAGTATACCAGGAATGGTCGCTCTCCCTGTAATTGAAAAGGGTGATGGTCTGATCGAACATCACATCACCCCCGCATACAACAGGTTGATGCCCTCGTTGTCGGGAATGTCGGTCAGATACTGCTCGGCGATGCCGTACAGCAGCCTGTCACGCGCCGCAGGGTCCGCGGCGGCTCTACCGTAGACAGAGCCGTCCGCGGCCTGGACGTAGTGGATTGATTCACGGCCAGACGACATGGAAGCCACAGCGCCCTTGAATGCGCCGCTGGCATCCTGCGTCGCCTGAACCGCTTTCATCTGTGCGTCGATCAGGGAAAAGGCGTCCGCGAGAGCGCAGACGGCCTTTTTCACCTTCACGATATGGGCAGCTTCCTCCGGAAAGGTGTTCTCCGTCCGATGGAAGGTGATCGTGTCCAGGTAATCGCTGGCACGATCCAGCCACTTGGCAGCATTGGCCTCGGTCAAGGTGTCCCCATGATAGCTTTCGCTGTAAAAGGCGTAGTCCGCATATGCCATAGCGGACCACCTCACTTCGAGGTCTTGACGCCCGTTTCCGCGGCCTTCTCGCTGCCTTCTTCGTCGGCCTTGTTGTCCATTCCCTGGACATCGGGAGCGGCCTGCGCGTTCGTTGCAACGCCGCTGGTGTTCTTTTTGGGCTTATACTTGCCCGGCGTGCTCGCGTTGGTCACCATGTCAGCTCACCCCCTGAAGCGTCAGGCCGGCCAGGCTGTACAGACGGCTGTTGGCAACAACGCCGTTCTTGTAGGCCCTGATCTTGACCTGCTGGTTGATGTTGGAAATCCGGATGATCATGAGGCCATCGCCATCCAGCGTCACCTCGCCGCGTCCGCTCACGCCGCCGATCAGCTCAAGCGTGATGGAATCCGCGCCGGAGGAGGAAGCGTGGAGGGCGAGGTAGTTGCCCTTCTGCTCAGCGACATCGCCGCTGAATCCGGTGTAGCCGGTCACGTATTTCAGCGTGCCGGTGATGGCGTTTTCGCCGACAGTAATCCCGCTCTGCAAGTCAGCAACGTACTTGCCGAGCAGGTCAGTGCCTGCCGCTATGTCAGCGTCTACCGACAGGCTCACTGAGGGTCCGACACAGCGAAGATCAGGTCGGGCGTGACGGCCACGGTGCCGTAGTGGAAGAAGATGCTGACGGCGAAGGCCTCGGACAGCGGGATCTTCTCGGCGTTGTAGGGATTGGACATGACCGGCTGGGCCACGGCGCCCTCCACCATCAGCAGCGCGTTGCAGCCGGTGGGCAGATGGACGCAGGACTGGACGCGGACGCCATGCCAGGTGTAGAACTCCTCGGCAGCGGTGTCCACGTTGGCGTTGTTGGTCTGCTTGTCCAGGTTGATGCGCACCTTGCCGTAGTACTCGGGAGAGAGCACCAGGTGCATCATGGAGCGCGGGACGCCATCGACGAAGTTGTTCTGGGTGGTCTCGCACTTCTGGATGATCTTCTCCAGAATGTCGTTGATGTCGGTCAGGCCGGTGATGTCCACCGTGGTGGCGGCAGTGGCCGCGACGCTGAAGAACGCCCGGTCCAGCTCCGCGTCCATGCGGGCGACGTGATTGCGGGCGCGGCGCTCCAGGACGCCGTCGACGCCGTACAGGGTGATGTCCTTGTTCTCCAGCTCCTCCACGATCTCACGATCGGTGTCGATGGGAACGGTCACGGGGCGGGCCTTGATCTTGTTGCCGGCGCCGGCAGCGCGGGCGGTGCCGTAATCCTGGGCAGTGGCGTTGACGAAGCGCTTCGCCTCCACGGTGCCGGACTCGGGATTGCCGGACAGATCGCGGTTCTTCATGGGGCCGGAGATCAGGCCCTTCTCAACGTTTTCGATCACCTTGCCGTAGAGCTCCGACAGGTAATCCCTGCCGGTGTTCTCAAGCAGGATGCTCAGGGACTGAATGCGGGGCATAGTTCATAACTCCTTTCGTTGTGGGATTAGAAAATCTTGGGAGGGACATACTTCTTCCCGCCGTCGCCGCCGTTGCCGCCGGTGGGGCCGGTGAAGTTGGGAGCCTTTCCCTCCTGCTCCTTCTTCTTGGCCTCGGCGTCCTTCTCTTCCTGGGTCAGGTACAGGCTGGCGTCCTTCTCCTTGGCGGACTTCATATAGTCGTCGAAGCCATAGAAGGAGCCGTCCTTCCATTTGAGGCCGCTGTCGGCGTTCATGATCTCGGAGATCAACTGGGCGCGGGCATAGGGCGATTTGACGTCATATTCGTCCATCTTGCCCTTCAGCCAATCCTTCTGGTCGCGCTGGGTCATCTGGGTCTTGAAGTCGTTCTCGGCGTCCTTCGCCGCCTTCTTGTACTTCTCGACCTCGTCCTTCAGCTTGGCGGGATCGATGCCGTCAAAGCTGGCCAGGGCATCGTTGGCCTTGGTCAACTGGTCCTGTAGGCCATCACGTTCGGAGGTGAGATCGGTGATCTGCTTCTCCTGCTTCTTCAAAGCCTTGCCGATGTCGGCGGTGTGGATGTCCAGCAGGCCCTTGATCTGATCGTCGGTCGCTTCGGGGAAAGCCTTCTTGATGTCCTCTCTGGTCATGGTGTGCTCCTTTCCGTCTTGCCCTTCGGTTTGTGTTCGCGGTGCCCTTCCGCACGGGCTTGATAGTTTATCGACATTCCGGTCAAATGTGAGTATGAAAAAAGCGCCCCGAAGGACGCTCTAATCATCAAATACTGCTCTGGCAGTAATTTTGGTTGACTTTTGCCCTCAAATGCTGTACAATAGTCATAGAGAGTTGGTCGCTGTCCTCGTGAAACCTTCCTTTCGGAAGCTGGACGGTGTGTCAGCTCTCTGTATTTCTTCTGAGGACTTCAGCGATCTTTCCATCACGGACGATTACCAGTTCATTGAGCTTTTCTGTATTTCTGGACCAGAATAGCTTATCGATTTGCTTCTGAATCACATCATCATTCAAACCGCTATTAGTAACGTCAATGATATAATTGTCGGACTGTGACCGACGAACGCTTTTCAGAACCCTGTTATAAATCGTGTTCTCCGTCGCCCCGGGCTGGATGGTTTTTAGATCATATTTTTGCCCATTAAATAGAATGTCTGGTGATGACACGCCCTGTGGATTATTCACACGCGGAACCATGTACGTCTCTCCACCCACATCTCTTGCCAGCATTTGAGCAACGGCTTTTTCATGCGGTTTATAATCCAAAACGACATTCTTCCCATCGACTGTGTATGAAACACCATCTTTGGTATAGGTCAGCAAATCCTGCACTTCATGGCTGCCAGGTACGGCATTCGGAAACCAGTTGCCCGTTATATCCTGATAATTCGCAGGCGGCGGTGTTTCCGATTGAGCCGCAGGCGTTCCCTCCTGATACGCCCTCATGGCCTCTTTGTAATTCCACTCTGCCACTTGCAGCCGGTCTGCCAGCCTCGGCAATCCGTTCTCGTCGCAGAAAGCGTTATACCGGCTGTTCATATTGCCCAGCTTGTCATACTCGGCATTGTAGGCCTCCTGCAGCGTCCGCTTCATATCCGGGTCAGTGCAGGCGTCGATGGCCTCCTTCAAGGCCATTACCTTCCGCTTCTGCTTTCGGATGTCGCGCTCCTGCTTCCGCTGGTCCTGGGAAAGATCGTAGGCTTTCTTGTTCTCTTCCGCGTCGTAGTGCTTCCAGGGATTGTGTTCGCCGTCGCCGGGGCCGAAGCTGTGCCGGCAGTTCCAGCCGCACAAGCCCTCGCCAGTGCCATAGCCGGTGCATTCATAGAAATCGGGAAAGCGCTCGTCCTTGCCGGACACGGAAAAGAAACGCCCCTGCCACCATGAATGGTTGCCGGGGTTCTCACCACCGTCGCCATACCTTGCGCCCAGGTGGGCGCTGGTCAGCACGATGTCCCACTTGTATTGGTCCATAAGGCCCATCGTCATATTGCCGCTGGCCTGCGCCGTGCCGGTTCTGACAGCGCGCAGGACGGCTACCTCCAGCGTGTCCACATGGCCGGTGGGATAGACCACCTGCGCCTGATGCTCAGCCAGATCCATGATGGTCTCGCGGACGGCCTCGTTGTAGGACGTGGCGCCGGACATGACCTTGATATGGGCCAGATCGAGGGCTTTAATCAACTCCTGCTGGCTCTTGACGGCGGTGGTCCGCGTGTAGTTGCGAAGCTCACCCAGCGTCCGCTGGTAGGTGTCCTCCAGTATCTTCTGGATGCGCGGAGACTGGCGCAGCGGAGGCACGTCAACACCGGCTTGCCGCATGGTTTCCGCGTCCGCCTCGTAGGCTTCCAGCCCCGCTTCCTGGAAGATGCGCCTGACCTCGTCGTTGGATTTCCGCGTATAGGACACGATTTCGCGTTGAAGGTCTTCCAGATGCCCGCCGGCATCGATCATGACCTGTGCCTGCCATTGGCTCGTGGTCGTGATCTCAAACTGATGGAACTTTTCCAGCCGCGCCACGACGCGCTTCACGATGTCCTGGATGATCCAGTTGTTCAGCTCGTCCAGAACCGGCTGCATCCGATCCGCGATCTCCTGAAGCTGCTTCGGTGTCAGCATTGGCCGTCACCTCATTCAGCCTTGGGGAACAGGGATTTTTCCTTCTCAGCCGATGCCTGTTCCGCTTCCTGCGTGATGGCCTTTGCCTCCTGTTCGCTCATGCCCTCGAATTTGACGAAATACATCCACTTCGGAACCCAGCCCTGCGAGACATAGGACTTCCAGTTGGCCTTGTCCTCCTCGTAGTTGTAGGTGATGTCCCCGAAGTTGAATTCCACCTCATACGCGCCCAGCGGGGCGAGGTTTAACAGGGTCATCAGAGCATCAGCGCCATACAGCGCCCGCTCGATGGCGGTTTTCAGCGCGTCGCGGTCATTCTTGATGGTCTGGATCGTGTCGCGGTCATCGGCTTCCACCTGCGTGGCCGTGATCACGCCGTTCTGACCATCCATGACGAAAACGCCCTCGGAGAAGCCGCACTTCACGCCGGCCATGGACAGGTCGAGGTTGATGTCCTTGATCCTGTCCTCGGTCAGCATCGTGGGGATGTGCTCATGGATGGCGGTGGTGTCGTTGTCATTCATGCCCATGCCCAGGCCCTTGACGAAGCGCGGCAGCTTGACGCCGTTCTGATTGGCATACTTCATAAGCTGCTGGCCCACGAAGGTGATGTGCTTGCTGTCCTCCACCTCAGTGTTCTTCCTGCTGAACGCGATGTCCACGGCCTTGAGCTCTTCCAGGGCGTTGGAGAAGCAGGACACGCCCAGGGGCGAGGTATCGTCGATGGTGTTGGCTCCCGGCATGCGGAAGTAGGCGAACAGCGGATGCTCCAGCTTTTCGATGTAAACCTCCGGCTCCATGTTTGCCCATTCCTCCACGGCGGTCAGCGGGATCTCAATGCCCAGCGTCCAGCGCCCGTCGCCATTGGAGCGATTCTGAAAGGCCTTATTGGTCACGACATAGCGGTCGTCCTGGAAGCGGTGGTATTCCAGCCGCGTGAAGTGCATGAAGCCATGGGTGATATGCTCCGCGAAGATCGCGCCGACGATCTCCGAATCGTTCACCTTGGTTATGCCGAAGTTGTTCGGCAGCACGAAATCCCAGGTCTTGCCATTCCATTTCAGAATCATGCCGCCCAAACGAACCGCGTCCGAAACGTGTTCGGCCAGCTTGTCGATCAGCCTGTCGCTGATGGCCTGCAGCGCTTCGGCGCGAGGGCCATCGCCGGAGATGGCAATGCCGATGTCAAGCACGATCAGCTTGGTGCGGAAATCGGCGATGTGCTTCGCCATGTTGATCGTGATGATGTCGTCCTCGTGATCCAGCCACGGAGGCTTGCCCGTGGACACGTCATCCCAAACGGTCAGAGCGTTTTCCATCTTGGAGGACTGTATCAGCTCCACGCCGAATGCCTTGCCTGCCTCTGTCGAAAAAAACATGCTTTTGAACCTCCCCCAAAGGTAGGTGAATAAGTTCACGGGCTTCACCCCCTTGTCCTCAGATTTGCCATTTCAATTCACTCCGAAGGGCCGTCCGGCAGAAATACCGCAACTGGTCCATGGAGTGATCATTTTCTTTGATAACCTCGTCCTCCGGCGATTCATCGTCCCATGAGTAGGCCTCAAACTCTTCGAATGTGGACTTGCAACTGTCATGGAAGAACAGCGCCCCGGCGTTCAGGAATTTGGTAACGTCCTGGATGCCGTTGAGCACGTCGTTGTCGGCCTTGACCACCAGATACTTGCCATACTTCTGGATGGTCTCGACCATGGAGGACGCCGACGGGTCTATGATGATGTACTCTATTGGATAGTCGCCTATCAGCCTGACCAGCATCGTGTAATAGGCTTCGTTATCCACGCGCCTCTCGCTGCCGCCGTTGTAGTAGAGCTCCCGGACCATCGTGGCCCTCTTGTGTGCCGGATCATAGTCATACAGCCCGGCGGCAAATGGATTGACGGTGCCGTAGTCGATGGACACATAGTAGCGGTGCTTCGGATTGGGCTTGAATTCGTCATGTACGACGTGTTTGTCGTGATCGAACATGGGATAGACCAGCCCCTCGGCCTTGACCCATTGTCCGAGAATATACCGGCGATAGAACACGCCGCTATACATGGTTTCATATCGGTTTCGGATTTTGTCGGACAGGCTGTAGTTGTCCGTCATCGTAAAATGGAGATAGACCACGTTCCGCTTTCGCGTCTTTTTAATCCACTCCGTATAGAACCAATGGACAGGGCTTTCAGGGTTGCAGTTGAACCAGAATTTGGAACCTTCCACGGAGCAACGGCCCATGGCCTGCTCCACGAAGGATCGCGGCATCAGCGCCACCTCGTCAAAGTACACGCCGGCCAGGGTAATGCCCTGAATGACCGTGTAGCTGGATTCGTCCCTGCCGCCGAACAGATAGAACGTGTTCGTCTTCTTGCCATCCGTGACCACCATCTTGTTTTCGCTCCGGCGCTCAACGAAAGTGTACATCCCTTCCAGCCACAGAGGAATATTGGTGGTCACGTTGCGCCGGAGCGCTTCGATGGTCTTCCCGCATATCGCCAATTTTTGATTGTCAAACGTGTTCATTGCCCAGGTGATGAAGCCCACCGACATGGACACAGTTTTGCCGGAGCGTATGGAGCCGTCGCAGATGATGCCGTCCCTGTCCTTGAAATCATCCCTCATCCACCACGTCGCCGTCAGGTTCTGGCGCGGGCTCAATTTCTGGTATCGCATCTTCCGTTACACTCCTCATGCTCTCCATGAGCACCTCCACCAGATTGTTCTCAGGCTGTTTTGTCAAATCGCCCTGGCTGGCCCTGACCTGTTCCCGATGCAATTCATAGCGCTGATTATCCAGCGCGGAACCGGCATCAAGGCCGAACAGCTTGCCGAGCGTCGCCACGGCGCGGACGGCAGCTTCAAGGTCGCTGGTGAAGGACGATCTCAGGGGGAATTTCTTCACGGTGCCGTCCTCCATCGTGACCTCTTTGACATCCACGGTTTCACGGAAGGTTTTCGTTCCCACGCCGTCAGGGTAGTTCTCGATGCTGGTCAGCAGTTTTCCATAAAGCGCCTTTGCGGCCCTGGCCTGCATGCTGGTCATTTCGGCCAGGAAATTAGATTCCTCGTCGCTGATTTTCTGTACGGTTTTTGTCCGCGTTTCATCCGAGACATCCTGCCGGAGCGTGGCCCAATCCTCACGCTTTGCCCGGTCAGCGATGGTTGATCTTGGAATGCCATATTTCGCGGCGAGTTTGCCGAAAGACGTGCCGCCCTTGGCATATTCCGCTTTCATTTTCTTCCAGTTGGGCGCGTTCGCTTTTCCGGCCACATCACCACCTCATTTGGATTTGATTGGCCTTGCGGCCAGTTGCAACGACGTTCCAGCGGGTTCCCTTGGCGCAGACCAGTTTCCCATAGGCTGGAAAAGGAAGCGCTGGGAGAGCCGTTTCCAGCCCACCCAGCGTATTGACGTTATACACGACGATAGAGGACGGCCTTGTTGTAGCCGGTCACGCCCTCGGTCATCAGGTTCAGGAATTCCTCACGGGTGAAGCCGGACAGGCGGAAGATTTCTTCCGGGCGCATGCCAAGCTGCTTCCCGATCTCCTGCACGGTCTTTCCCTCGTCCAACAACCGTTTCACGATGGCCTTCATTGGTTCCAACAAGTGAGTGCCGCGGGCGCGGTTGTGGGTGATGGTGCCGTACACGTCGGCGCTCTGGTCGCCGCCATGATCGACGATTACCACGGGGACCTTGCCGCCCAGCACGGACAGCAGCGGTTCCCGTCCGGCCACCGTCCAGCGGTGGAAGCCGTCGATGATGGTGTAATCCGGCCGCACGACGATGGGCAGCGTCCAGCCGTTGGTGAGGATGGACTGTGTCAGGAGCTGAAGGTTGTCCTCGGAGACCTTGTTGGGGTTGTAGTCGTTCGCGGTGAGGCGTTCACGTTCCACCCATTGCAGAGTGGACAGTGGCGCGAACACGTTCACGTCAGCCATGCGCCACACCACCCTTCGGCTCCTCGTCGAAGCTGGCCTTGTAGTCCAGGAAGATGGTATTCCAGAGAATCCGCAGAACGCGGTTCTTGGGATCCCCGTACAGAATGGCCTCGTACATCCGCTTGTAGTGGTGGTTTTCCGCGATGCCGTAGGTCTTCTTGAACAGCGTCTGCCAGTGCTTCAACTGCTTCAAGGTGTCCGGGGGAATCATGTACTTGTCGGTGTTGAGGAACAGCAGATCCTCCAGCAGCGCCTTGTAGTCCTTGGGCGCCACGTCCGATTCCAGCTCCCGCCGCTTTTCGGAGGAGCGCCGGAACATCTCGCTGTCCCAGTACAGCAGCACCAGGTAGGCGTTTGGTTCCCGGCGCTCGATGCGCTCCCAGAGATCGTGGTCCGTCTCGGCTACCCAGCGTAGGCCCTGCGTGGACATATCCCCGAAGAAGCAGCAGAGGCGCAGGTGATTCTTCTTCACTCCCGCCTCGAAGAGCCTCATGTAGATTTCAGGGAATTTCAGGCCGCGTTCCTTGATGTAGAGCCAGATGTCCGTGTCCTTCCAGTCGTAGATCGGATAGAAGCAGGCGCCGATCCGGGTGGAATCCATCTGCGAGATCGCATTCAGCCGCGTCAGGGATTCGGAAGTCCGCAGGCCCACCATCTGTATGCCGTCGGCAAACGCGATCCGGCAGAAGGTCTGGTAGTTCATCTGTCCCGGATATTCCAGATACGGGCTGTGCATCACCGCGAAGGGCGGCGGCTGCCGCATCCAGATGGATTCCTTGCCAGGCTCCCAGGTGATCCAGCTCTCCGTCATGGAGAGGTGGTCGATCACGGACACCTGTTTGAACGGCAGACAGAACCAGAGGAATTGCGCGCCCACAGACAGGAAATGCTTTCGCCAGGTCAGGGCGGCTTCCACCATGGAGTTGTACAGCCCTTCCTCATCGATGAACACCACGATCAACTGCTTCGGGTCGATCTCACCGGCGACGATCATGTCATAGGTGAGGGAGGACATGCACAGGCTGTCCTTTCCGCTGGAGAAGGAGAGGTAGACCTTGCAGCCATTCGCAAAAGCGTTTTTGATGCGCATCCGCGCAGCCGTCAGCACATCAATGGAGCTTTCCATTACCCTCAGAGGCATATCTTCTCACCACATTTCGGGCATATGATATACCGCTGAATGGGCTGGGGCTCCGTTTCCCCGTCTGCGTCGGGGGACGATGCTTCATACTGCTGTGCTGTCGGAAGCCCATCAGAAGCCGTTGCAACGGGGCTGTAAGCCGCGCCGGAGTCAGGGGGAGATACATAATCGTCGCGCTCACGGCGCGTCAGGGAATCGACTTCCTCGCGGGGATAGCTGCCATAGCTGCCGATCAGCGCGTCAACCTCCGCGGTGGAGGCAGTCAGCGTTTTCAGAAGGGCCTCGTCCCATCCGGGGATGTCGGTGTCCCCGGCCAGCTCCTGGAGAATGGCGTCGAAGGCGTCCATGTCCGTGAGGCCCAGGTCGTACACGCGGTTGTCGGCCAGCATCAGCTTTTTCTTCCGCGCTTCGGTCAGGCCCTCGTAGACGTAGCACTCGGCCTCTTTCCAGCCAAGCTCCTCCATGGCCGTGAGCATGCCGTTCCCGACGAGGACGGTGTATTCGTCGTCCACCACCATTGGGCGCGTCTGGCCGAACATGGTCAGACTGCGCTTCATTTCGTCGATCTGCTTCTGCGGGTGGTGCCGGACGTTGCGCACAGGGCGCTTGAATTTATCGAGGGGCACGACGGTGATCTTCATGCCGTCACCCCCTTCAGGAAGATGGCGGCGCTGGGGATCCTGCCGGCGGCCTTGACGATAATGGACGGGTCGATCTCGTACACTTCACGGTAACCCTGTTCCAGGGAATCGCAGTAATCGCGCTCCGGCCAGGCGTGAGTGCCCTGGAGGAAGCCGTCCTTCCAGCCGTAGATGGGCGGCAGCGCCAGCTTGTGGTAATGGATGTAGCCCAGCAGGATTTCATGCGGCCAGTCCATGATCGGGGCATAGCGCGTCTCGCCGGTATTCTTCCGGATGAAGCCGTCCTTCCCGCAGACGTTCCCGTCGATGGTACGATGCCCCACCAGCAGCACGTCCAGGTGATTGTCGAAGAACATGCTGGTGAAGGGGCGGCGCTGACTGATCTGGTGCCACCGCTGGCCGATGGCGCCGCGGGCGAAGATCAGCTCCGGGTGCTTCACCAGCAGATCGAGACCGTGGCCGGTGTGCATCATTTTGACGCCCTCCGGCTTGTTGGCCTCACACCAGCGAATGAACGTCGGATAGTCCAGGTCACAGTAGGCGAAGTAGCCCTCATGGACGCCGGCGGCCGCGCACAGATCCGCGAGGACGATGCTGTCCTTCCCGCCGGACCATGCGTAGGCGACGCGCTTTCCCTGGGCAACGGCGCGAATGCGCTCTGTCGCCTGCTCCGCGAAGGTTTCCACCTCTTCCGGCGTCACCAGCGATTCGATATTGGCGAAAGCATCCAACCACTGCTGGTTGGTGGTGTGGTGCTTGGAGCCGATGACCTGTTTCATGCGGCCACCGCCTTCCGCTTCTCCCAGAAGTTCCAGCAGATGGCGAACAGGATGCCGGCGCCCACAAAGTAGATGCGCACGGAGGCCATCAGCGTCCACATGCCCATGACGCCCAGCGGCATGAGGAAGGCCCAGCCCGCGATCAGGCCGCCGTTGACGGCCAGCCCGACCTTTTTGCCAAAGGCGATGTAGATACTGTACATGGACGAGGACAGGGTGGACGCGCCGATGATCGTAATCAGGAACGCCTTGACGATGTTCAGCACCGGCGTGAACTGCGCCCATGCCAGCCCGAAGATGATCGCCATGTAGATGCCGAAGAAAATGCCGCCCAGCGTGAACGCCCGCTTCACGTTCACCTGGACGGTGCCGTCCTCGTTCTTTTCGTTGTAGTTGAGAATCTCAAAGAAATAGGGGTAGGTGAACGGACCAGGGAGCAACAGCACGGCCTTCCAGATCCCGGTACGCATGCTGCCCTCGTCGGCGATCATCGGAATGGCGTTGAAGCTGTCGTGGGAGTGTATCATGGCCGCGACGGTGACGCCCACCGCCAGCAGGTAGACGATGATCCAGCCGAAGCCATCCGTCAGCACGTTCCTGATCATGCCGTATTTCAGCAGAATGACCAGGAACACCACCGCCATGGCGTAGGCGATGAACATACCGTAATCCTTGCCCAGCGGGGTGTCGGCGAATACGGTCTGTGTGCCGTTCATACTCAGCCACGCTTGGAAGACGCACATCAGACCGCAGATCCATTTCATGATCCTGCTGCCGAACACTTCCCGGACCTTCGGGATTTTCAGGGCAACCGCGCCGAACAGGATGCAGGCCACGACGTTGCCGAACACCCAGATCAGGGAGGGGATGATGCCATAGGTCTGCGTCATGGTGACGCCGTTCATCAGGGAGCCGATGCCGGCCCAGGTCGCGCAGATCGACAGCGCGTAGTAAAGCGTAGGATTGGATTTGAACTTCCGAGTGATGGATTCAAACATGAAAAAGCCTCCTTCATTTCATCGGGGCGGCCTGTGGCGTCAGGTCGCTTGTGATGTCTGCGCCAAGGAGTGAAAGCGCAGAAGTGACAGCCTCCTTTCCTGCTGATTCACCATGATTCTCATACGAAAAAACCGTGCGCTTGTTTTGCGCACGATTCGACAGTAAAAATTATAACATGAAAAAGGGAATTGTCAAGGACGCCAAAAGACGCGGAACGGCAATCTGTCAATAGCAAATCCCCGCCGGACAGTTGCCAGACGGGGATGCTTGGTTGTCATTGTGGACTCTTGCAACGGTTATTCCTGCCGTTTCCTGCTCTTGCCCCTGTTGCCCATGGGCTTGCGCTTCCTCGGCTGGGAGGCCTCTTTCCGCTGCTTCTCATAGGCCTCGATCCGTTCCTCGTTCCTACGCTCAACCTCCTGCATGAGCCAGAGTTTGATCTTGATCTTCATGGCGCCCCTCCGTTCATTCCTCCTCGTCAAGCTGGTGCCGGAGTTCCCGTTTCCATTCGTTGTATTCGTGGATCGCCTCGCGGCTGGTTTTGTCGGTCTGCTCCCATCGCTCCTTCAGGAGCTTGTAATACTCTTGGATGGTCATTACGCTATCCTCCTACACACTCCATTTCGTGAGAGCTCTGTTCATAACGACGCGAAGGGATTCGACGTCTCCCTCATTCAGCGAAACGATGTCCGGCCCCTCGTCGGTCATCGCCTCCTTCATCAGAAGCGCTGTTCCCATGATGGGCCAGCCGTGCTTGTCAGTCTCGTAGAGGACGCTTGCCAGGGGATTCAAGGGCAGCTCCTTCAACGCGCCGGATTCGTCGATGATCATGACGTAGGGGTGGGGCAGCCGCTTCGGATGCACTACCTCGATGCAGTCACAGCCAATGGCTTGATAGCAGAAACCCAGCAGGCTGCCAGAATCGGAGCGAAGTTCCTCCATAGTCTGGCAGTTATCGGTGTCCAGTTTAAGCGCCAGCATGGTCAGTCCTTTCTCCCGGTCTTTCGCCCGGCCGGGAGGGCAGTCAATCAGAATTTCTTCGCGGCCAGCCACATCATTTCCGCGGCTGCGGTGAGGGCGCTGTCTGCGCTGACGTCCTTGACGTAGAGCAGGTGCATCGTCTCTTCTTCCCAGAACAAGAAATACTCGTTGCCGGTGTGGATGCGGTGATACTCCTGCTGATACTCGGTGTACCGGCTGATCGTTTCCTCGGTCGGTCGGTCGTAGGTGATGATGATGTCCTTGCGGCGTCCGAACTCCCGGACGAGGCTCTTGCCGTACTCGGCCAGCTTCTTCATCTCAGCCTCACGTCGCGCTATCCGCTGCTCGGCCTCATACTCTGCTTTCCTCGCTTTGGCTACCTTTTCAGCCGTGAGAGGGTCTACCTTCACGATCTCCTGGACCTCGTTCCAGGTCAGCGGATACACTCCGTACTGGCACTCCACTGCGCGGCCAGAGGCCAGCCAGCTGGGATTGGTGGCGTCCGTTCCGAGACGGCCTTCCACCGTGGCGTACAGTTTCTCCATCCTGCCATCGGCCCACATGATGGTGTCGCCATCGTGCAGCTCGTTGCCTTCCCTGTCAAAGTAGGTGTAAACGTCGTTCTCCTCGATGATCCTCGCTTTGGTTTCGTTCATGGTAATCTCCTTTCTGCCCGGATTGACGGCTCCGGGCTGGCCGGTGGTTGTTACTGTTCATCCTCAGCTAAGATTAATCGAATCAGTTTGTTCGGGTCACCGATGAATTTCATTTCATTGAGGCCATTGGTAAAAGTGGTCTGAATGAAATCCGGGAAGCGCGAGCTTATACCACTTAGGATGTGACGTGCATAGTTGGTGAAAACCAGCGCGGTATCGGTTGTGTACTCTGTTAAGAACTCGTCTGCTATCTCAAACTCCTGATCGTGGTATATCGCGCATGCATTGGCAAGCATTGCACCGATAATGTAGATTCTCGGATTATCCCGGTAATCGTTAAGGCGCTTGACACTCGCTTTTGTTATCGCTTTCATTCTCGCTCCTTTCTGCCCTCGTGACCTCCGGGGCGGGTGAACGTCATGCTTCGCTGTACACTACTGGCACAAAGTCGGTCTCCGGGTCGATGTCGGCGAAACTGTCATAGATTCGGAAGTTGCGCGGATTATACTCCGCTTCGCTCTGCCTCACCCGCCTGATGTACTGCTTGCACGTTTTGATGCTGTTCCCGCGGCCATAAACATGGTCGTGGCTCCTGTTGATTACCTGGTCACTCTCGTACATCATGAAGAACTGCTTACAACGTGCCATTGCCATTCCTCCCTTCTGGGGCGGTTTCGCCGCCGCCCCTCGGCTGTCATTATTAGGTGATGCTGAACACGAAGGCGGGAACCCGCTCGTATTCGTCGCTCATGAACGCGGTGCATGTGCCATTGATCTCGGTCATGCCCTCCAGCTTGCAGCCATTCTGGACGAACAGCCACGCCGTTCCCACCATGCTGCTCCAGGTGGAGGAGGAAGTGAACTTCCGGATGCCGGCCTTGCGCAATCTCTCAATCAGATGGGCGACGTCCTTGTCCCAGATGTTGTCGTGGAGATCGATGTACTCATTGCCGCGATCCTGGGCGTTCTCGTACATCTTGAAGATCCGCCAGAAGTCCTCGCCCTCGGCGATGGCCCTGTCCTTCCAGGTGTGGTAGGCTTCCCTGGCGGCAACCTTGCCGGCCTCGTCGTTCTGATCGTCGGCGGCATCGTAGGCACGCCTGATCTCCTGCTCCTGCTCGTAATACTTCTTCATCAGCTCCAACATGGTGTTTCCCTCCTTCAGTCGCACCGGCCGCTTTCCGGGTACATTTCCAACCGGCCGGTCGTGTCGTTCTCGATCCTCTCGCTGCACTCTTCCTCGGTCCCGGTGAAGATCACCTCACCGTCCATGACGATGCACCAGGTCTCTTCGTCCTCGTTGAAGCAGCCCTCGGTGATTCCACCGTAGGTGTAGAATCCGTAGCTCTGGCGGTCATGCCCCAGGTACACCGGCGTGTCCTCGTCGTACTGTTCCAGCATGGCGATCAGATCGCCCACGGTCATGGTCCTGCGGATTTGATCTATGGCGTATCCCTCGCGGTTGGCTTCGATAATCAGCTTCATGGTATCATCCTTTCTGCCGGGGATTCGCCGCCCCAGCTCGGCGTCGTTTTCGATCAGCAATCAATCAGCTCGTGCAACTTCTCAACGTCGCTCGGAATGATGTGGTTCGGGAAGTGGAACTCCGGGAAGATCCTATCTTCGAGGTCATAGATGACGGAGATTCGCCAGAGGCTCACGTTGTCCCGCTTTCCGTTCACGATCACGCTGACCGAGATCCAACCGGCGAGATCGGCGATCTGTTTGATGTACCGCCAGCATTCCTCGTAGTTACCCTCGAATATGATCTGGTCTTCTCCGAAGCGCTTTGTGTCTGCCTTGACTACCCAGCCGTTCTTAATGTTCTCGTTGATCTGAGTGATTTTGATGTTCTTCATTCTCTTTGCCCTCCTTGGTGTCGGTTGGTTTGTTCTGTTTTATGTATCCATAGTAACACACTTTGAGTTACTTTTCAATATAGGAATGTATAGTTTAACATACGTTTTACATGACATTTAATACATATTGTGTTACTATTGAAGCAGAAAGGAGGCGTGGAAATGAGTGCATCGGATAAGGTCAAAGCTGTTCTTTCATGCTGTGGAAAAAAGCAGATTGAATTGGCCGCATACTTCGGCATGAAGAAGCAGAATCTGAATACGAAAATGCAGCGTGATAGCTGGAACGCCGACGATCTTGCCCGTGTGGCAGAATTTGTTGGTGCGAAGATTGGCTTCATTCTGCCGAATGGGACGACAATCTTCCTTGATCCACCGGCGAATAATGGCAAAGACGAAGATGCTGAATCACAAAAGGAAGACCCGGACGCTGGGTAACGTCCGGGCCGGGTCGGTCAGGGTTTCTCGGTAGGGCCTATGGGATCTCCATTCATGCTGTAGCGGAGCACGGGTGGATCGTCAGGCACATAGACCAGGAGATCACCAGGTTTGCAGCCAAGCGCCGCGCAGATCAGATTGAGGTTCTCGAATGTGATGCGCGGTGCAATCTGCCGGTCAAGTTCGCTGATGGTGTTTTCTCGGATGCCCGTTATGCGGGCAAGCTTCTTCTGGTTCCAACGCTTCTCGCCACGAAGCGCGGACAATCGTATGAGTATCATGGTGCCACTCCTTTTGGAAAATAATAGCACATGCGACGATTACTTCGCTTGATTTTGCTACATAATAGCGAAACACGATATTAAGATTCCGTGTACGACAAAAAGGCATCTACCACAGGGCGGTTCCCTGGGCAGATGCCTTTTCCTGTCTGTGTTTATTGCACAACAACTACGCGATCTGCCATTCATCCGACATATCGCGAAGCTGTTAGTGTCTCGGCCCTTACTGTTCCTCGAAAAAGAAGGAAAGCAAGAACACCCGCCCATACAACCGTATAGTGGGTGTTCTTATAAGCACTGTTTGGTACACCAAATCGGGCATTATAAGAACACTTTCCCCTTCCAGATCAGCGCTGGAAGTGTCGATGTCGTCCGGGATTGCGATGTCGATTCCCTCCCCATCCTCATTGTAATCAAAGACCAGGTGAAGATGATCGTCGTACAGGTAGACCGCACGAACGAACTGCTTTATGAGGCGCTTCTGCGTCCGCGGCGCTTCGATGTCGCCCTCGCGGAAGCTCTCCAGCCAGCCGACGACCTGATTCCTGGTGAACGTCGGAATGAGGCGGCGTTCGTGGTCGATCTGGCCGGTTAAGGTCTGCTTCTCTGCTTCAAGCTCCTGCAGGCGGGCTTTGGTGGTCTCGGTGATGATGCCGGCTTCGATGGCCTTCATGACGTTGCCGAGCGTGGCGTTCACGTCCTTCAGCTTGTCCTGGAGGATCCCGATGTCGGATTCCGCCTCCAGCCTGGCCTTCACCCGCATGAACGTGTCGGCCAGCCATTGGACGGTCTCGTCCTGGAGCAGGGCTTCGCGGACGGATGCGGCCACCAGCAGCTCGATCTTCTCCTTCCGGACAGGCCGCTTGGTGCAGGTGTGGGCGACGGCCTGGTTATTGCAGCGGTAGTAATAATACATCACGCCCAGCTTGCCGGTGCCGCTGGCGCCGACCATGGCGGCTTTGCAATGGCCGCAGAACAGCTTCCCGGTGAGTATGTATTCCGCGTTGTCCCTTTTTCTGCGTGACTTGACGAGCGTCTTCATGGTCTCCACCCTCTCCTGTGCCCGATCATAAAGGTCTCTGTTGATGATGGCCGGGATGCCGCCCTCGATGCGGATGTCGCCGTAGATGTACACCCCGGTGTAGCGTTCATTGTTCAGGATGTTGTGAAACGAGTTCTTCCCCCACCGGCCGCCGGTCTTTGTGGTGATGCCGCGGGCGTTCAGATCCGCGGCGATGTTGGCCTGAATCTCGCCCTGGGCAATACGCTGGAAGATCTCGCGGATGATCTCGGCGCTGGAATCGTCCAGGGCAAATTTACCGTCCTCGCCCTTCCTGTACCCCATCGGAATGGAGCCGTTCACCCGGCAGCGCTTCGCATTGTCCTCCAGGCCGCGCATGATATCCTCGGCCATGTTCTCCGAGTGGAACTGGTTCACGTTCATCATCGTGCGCAGGGCGAGGCGTCCGGCGGCGGTGTCGTCGAAGTCTTCCTCCACATAGAGGCAGCGAACGCCACAGTCCCGAAGCTGCGCGTCGTTCATCATGGCCTCCATCATGTTGCGCCCCATGCGGCTGGACTTCCACGAAATGACATAGGAGAACTGCTGCTGCTCCGCGTCCTTCATCATGCGCTGGAATTCCGGACGCTTGTCCGTTCGGCCGGACATGGCACGGTCCGCATAGGTCCCCGTGATCGTGAAGCCCTTCTGCTTTGCGTATTCCTGGCACTTGTCCACCTGCTGCTCGATGGAGGCGTCGTTCTGGGCCGAAGAAGAGTATCGGGCATAGATGACCGCGATCCTGTTGCGCAGGGCTGGCTTCTGTTTCCTCGCCATGGCATTCCCCTTGATTCTTTGCCGGGGAAGTGCTATAATCAAGGAGCAATCCCCCGGTTAATTGGTGTTTGAGAGTACGTGTGTTTCATAGGGACACTGATTCGTGGTATTGCGTTTCCCTCGTTCGGGGTAGGAGCCGAACGGGGGATTTTTTTACTATTTGTATACCATCTGCCGCCGGTTGTTCGCCGCTGTCGGCAGCCTGCGGACAGTTGTATGCAATCGAAATCAATTGAAATCAACTGCTTGCAAATGTCCCCGTAATCCGAATCCGAATCCTAATACGAATCCTAAGTAGTGGTAGTGGGCGCGCGCGTGCGCGTTCATTTCTTAATAATAAATAACAGAATACGCGATTCTATATCTACTTCCGGCATAATATATCAAAGTCATATTTGGGTCAAATCGTTATGGTACAATGACAACGCCTCCGGAGAGTATCGATGAAACAGAGGTTGGTTGTCATGGATAAGCGCGAGGAAATCAGGAGGTTGATTATTTCCCTGCTGGCGAAGATCACCGATGAGCAGACACTGGAGCGCATCTACACGTTCGTGAATCAAATCTTCTGCGGGAGATAATCGTCCAAAGAGGGGCATCCGATCACGGGTGCCCTTCTCTTTTTACCCTTTCGATGATGTCACGCAACTTGACCCATTCCTCGTCTGGCAGCTTGGCGAAGGCCTTCATGATCGAGATCGCCACCGGCGATTCTCCGGCCATGTACTTCTCCACCAGCGCGTCGGTGGTCATGGTCTCCATCATGGGGCCTTCCCCTTCAGTCAACCAGAGGTAGTTGACGTGATAGGTTGCGCAGATGACCTTGATATTGGATTCGGATGGAATAACTCTATCCGTCTCAAACTTTGAAATCGCAGCATTTTGTACCCCTAAGAGTTTGCCAAGGTCCTCCTGAGTAACCCCATATTGTTTGCGTATCTCTTTGATTCGCTTTCCGATCGTATTCATTTTCACACCTCCTGCCAAGAGTATAGCACAAACAAAATTATCTTGCAAGACAATTTATATGAAAATAATTCTTGACAAATATCTTGGAAGATAGTACAATATGTCTTGCAAGACAAATTCTTGCCAAAAATCATAAAGGGGGTGAACCAAGTGAGCGAGAAGGAGCGCGGCGACATCATGGAAGCCCTGAAGGAGCTCCCCGAGAAGGACAAGCAGTTTGTCCTGGGCTACGCTGCCGGCGTCAGCGCCACCATTGGTAAAGACGAAGAAAAGGCAAGCTGATTCCACTGCCAGTGCTGATGAAGGAGGTGACCCAATGGCAAGCACAGCCGCCCTCGATCAGGGGAATCTGTTCAAGAAGCTTTCCGAAGACGACCTGCTGGACTTCTTTCGGCAAATGCGGAGAGACATGATCGACTTTGCCGAGACCCCCGAGGGCAAGGCCAGGATGGAAGCCTGGAATCAGTCCAGCGAGAAAGGAGCGCGGAAATGACGAAAGAAAAGGCGGTTCAAGCTGCGCCAACAGCCGAACCGCAAAGGGGGAAGAACGGGTCCGTCACGTCTTTTCCCATGTCCATTTTACCCAATGACCCGCCGGATGTCAAGGTCATAAAAGAACTTGACGGCAGGAAAGTTGACCGGCAGGAGATCGTGGATGTCGTTCGCCAGCGTTTCGAGGGCTTCGACAATACGCTGATCTCGAAGTGCAAGAACCACCAGAAGTACGGCGTCGGCCTCCGGCGCGAGGCGGTGAAGCTGCTGCGCGATCACTTCGCCATAGAAGCCCCGGCAACCAAGCGTCAACCCCTCCGCAGGAAGCCCAAGCGTATACAGTGCCGCCTCACGGATGAGGTGTACGCCTCATTGCAACGGCTTCTCGCTGACCGAAGACAGACGGCGCAGGAATACCTGGAGGCGATGATCCTGGCCGACCTGCAGACCCATGCAAAGGAGTTGAGAAAGTGAGCAAAACCTTCAACAGCATCGAAGCCGCGAAGGCCCAGGAAGCCTATTGCAACAAGCACGAGGTTCCAATGTTCGCCCCGACCAACGGCTGGTGCAGCCGCTGCGGCCGGAACATATTCGAGCCGTATCCGGTGCGCCACGGCGCCGAGACCGTCACCCTCGGCATCAGCGTGGAGGAAGCCGGAAAGCGCCTGATCTCCGGCTGCCCGCATTGCAACGCCACATTCGTGGATTAGGAGGCGCACCGTGAACAAGCCCAAACGGATTAGGCTCAATCCCATCAAGATCGAGCGGGCCAGACGGCTGGTTTCCATGGCAATCGACGAGCTGATACAGTCGGGCGCTGCCCCGGAACTGTCAAAGCAGCTCAGCGGGCTCCGCACCATCGAAGACGTGCTGTGGCAGTATTCCACGGCCGCCACCTGCAAAGCCACCCGAACGAAAGGAGAATGAAAATGGCAATCGTAAGACCCGAGAACATGGATTTCACCAAGCAGACCTTCTCTGCGATCATCTACGGCAGCCCCGGCATGGGCAAGACGACGCTGGCGCTCTCCGCGCCGTCCCCGATCCTGATTGACTTCGACCACGGCGTCTCCCGCGTCTCGGCGAAGCACCGCGTCCCGACGATCATGTGCAGCACCTACGAGGAAGTGCTGGCCGACGTGGACAGCCCCGACATGAAGGAATTCGAGACCATCGTGATCGACACCGGCGGGAGCTTCGTTTCTTTTCTGAAAGACTGGGCGACGCGCACCAAGAAGGACGCCAAGACGCAGAAGGGCACCGTGAACACGCTGAAGGTGTACGGCCACGTCAAGACCGAATTCGCCGCGTTCACGGAGAAGATCACCAAGGTCATGAACAAGAACGTGATCTACGTGTTCCACAGCCAGGAGCAGGCCGACAAGGACGGCAACACCGTACAGCGGCTGATGTGCGAGGGCGCCGCCAGGAACACCGTGTGGAACGGCTGTGACTTCGGCGGCTATCTCCAGATGGTCAACAACCAGCGGACGATCTGCTTCACCCCCACCGACGAATTCTTCGCCAAGGGCACCCACGGCATCAACGGCAACCGGCCCATACCCACGCTGGACGGGGCGAGGCCCAACGACTTCATGACGCGGCTGTTCGAGGAAGCCAGGCAGAGCATCATTTCCGAGAAGGCCGAGAGCGAGAAGCTGATGGCGCAGTATGAGGACACCATGGACATGGTCAGGACCTGCGTTGAGAACGTGGTGGACATCGAGACCGCGAACATGGCGGTGGAATCCATTCAGAACTTCGAGCATGCGCTGACCAGCCGGACGGAATCCCTGGCGCTGCTGAAAGCCAAGACGGACAGCCTCGGCATCAAGTACAGCAAGGCCGCCGGCGGGTACATTGCCAAGGACGGTGGGCAGTGATGCGCTTGAAGATCACCAAGACGCTCCTGGAAAGCTGGGCCTACACCTTCAACTGCGCGGAGGGGTATGAGGATGAAGCCTACGCGGATTTCCTGAGCACCCTGAACCGGGAGCCGAGCGAACCGAACGAGGCAATGCAGAACGGCCTGGACTTTGAGGATGATGTTTACCGCGTGGCCCGCTGCGACCCCAACATCCGGAATCCCAAGTGGGAAAGCGGCATTGAACAGGTTGCCCGCATCATCCGTGGAGCGCAGATCCAGGTACCCGCCGGAAGGGAGCTTGAATTGGACGGTGTGACCTATTGGGTCTACGGCATCCTGGACGCGCTCAAGGCTGGCGTGATCTACGATGTGAAGTTCCTGACCAAGAGCATGGGCGGTGTGGATCTGTACGGGAAATACCTTCACTGCTCACAGCACCCGGCCTACTTCTACATCGTGCCGGAGGCGCGGGAATTCCAGTATCTGGTCTCCGACGGCGATAGCCTCTATATCGAGACCTACCGACGCGAGGACACGCCGCACATCTGCGAGATCATCCGCCCGTTCATTGAGTCCATCACCGAGCAGGGGCTTCTGGATGTGTATCGAGAGAAGTGGGCTGTCCCGTGAAGATCAACGGCAAGCTGGTCGATCACATCCTGCTGGCGGGCGGGAAGCAGCGCCTGACCATCGAAACCACGGACGATTTCCGAGGCGAGTATGACCGGCTGCACGACAAGGAGATCAGCGCGGAGATCAAGCAATACCGAAAGCCCCGTTCCCTGGACGCCAACGCCTATTTCCATGTGCTGGTGAACAAAATCGCCGCGGTTGTCGGCTCGTCCGACGAGGACGTGAAGCGGGAGCTGGTGGTCAAGTACGGCGCCCTGGAGACCGACGAGGACGGCAGCCCCGTGGGCGCGATGCTTCCGGAAGGCGTCGATGTCGGCAAATATTATCCCTATGCCCGCTGCTACAAGAACATGGAGCTGAACGGCAGGGAGTATCGCTGTTATCTGTTCTACAAGCACACCCGGGACATGGACAGCAAGGAGATGTCCCACCTGATCGACGGCACGATCTCCGAAGCCAAGCAGCTTGACATTGAGACCATGACGCCCGATCAACTCGCACAACTGGAAGGACTGGAACCATGCAGGTGATTTGTGACTACTGCGGCAAGCCCGCAAGACTGGTGGACAGCGCCATCGTTTACGAGGGCCGCAGCTACGGCATGATCTGGTACTGCAAGGCCTGTCACGCCTGGGTCGGCTGCCATCAGGGCACCAACAAGCCGCTGGGCAGGCTGGCCGACGCGGAGCTTCGGACGCAGAAGCGGCTGGCGCATGCCGCGTTTGACCCTCTCTGGCGCGGGAAGACCTTCTTCACCCGCCGCGCCGCTTACGAATGGCTGGCCGAGGAAATGGGCCTGCCCGTTGAAAAGACCCACATCGGCATGATGGATGTCGATCAATGCAAGGAAGTCATCAGAATTTGCAAGGAGGCAAAGAGCCATGAAAAAGTATAACCAGAAGAATCAGCCCCGCAACCACAAGCCCCAGCAGAACCGCATGCCCCTCCCGGAGAAGCTGCCCCGCCCGAAGCTGCTGGCGGAGGTCCAGATCGTGAGGGACGACGCGATCACCATTCCCCGCGCCGAATACGACGAGCTGGTGAACAATGCCCATGTGGTCAACGTGGTCGAGGAGCTGTGCAAGTGCAGCAGCCACTACACCGCCGCCACGTTCCTGCGGCACATGGTCAAGAACCACTCGACCGATTGGCCGGACGACGCGCCGGGCATGAACACGCTGGTGACCCTTGACCGCGCGGAGTACGACGGTTTGAACCAGGCCACCGGCCTGCTGAACGCCATCGTTGACGTGTCCAAGCGTCCCCCGGACTACAACCTGAGCAACATGCTGGAAGTGCTGTTCTGCGAGGACGAGAAGGTGGACAAGGGATGAACAAAGTCATCTTGATCGGCAACCTCGCCAACAACCCCGAGGCATTCACGACGCAGAGCGGCATTTCCCGCTCTACGTTCCGCCTCGCCGTACAGAGGCGATACGCCAACGCCCAAGGCATTCGGGAAGCGGATTTCCTGACCATCGTCGCCTGGCGGCAGACCGCCGACTTCTGCAACCGCTACCTGCTGAAAGGCAGGAAGGTCGCCGTCGAGGGCAGCATTCAGGTCCGCTCCTACGATGCCCAGGACGGCAGCAAGCGGTGGTTGACGGAGATCATCGCGGACAACGTGGAAGCCCTGGGCAGCCGCGAGGACGGCGGCAACACCGGTGCCACGCCGCCACCGCCGCCGGAACCGCCACAGCAGCCCCCGCAGAGGAACGAGCAGCAGCGCATGGATCTGAGCGGGAGCAACGAGTTTACCGAAGTGGACGATGACGAGCTGCCCTTCTGATTGGAGGTGGAATTGTGGCAGACATCAAGTACACCATCACCGAGGCCGTCGGCGTCCTGTCCCAGAACGGCAGGCGCACGTTGGAACTCAACATGATCTCCTGGAACGACAAGCCCGCCAAGTACGATCTGCGTCGCTGGCAGGGGGACGCCGCCGGCAAGATCATGAACAAGGGCGTCACCCTGGACGAGGACGAAGCCCATGCCCTGTATGAGCTTCTGAAAGGACGATTTGAAGAAGGTGGTGGCGTTGCCGAACCGACTGATTAAGGACAGCATTCACGAATCCGAGAAGGTGAACAAGCTGTCGGATTTTCAGTTTCGGGTTTGGGTCAGCCTGATTACTTACGTTGATGATTTCGGGCGGGGTGACGCCCGCCCGGCGATCATCAAGGGCCGGTGCTTTCCCCTGCGGAGGGAGGTTTCGGAGGACGACATACTGTATGCCCTCCGCGATCTGGAAACGGCTGGCTGCATTCAACTGTATACGGTCGGCGGCAAACCGTTTCTGTGCTTCCCCACATGGTCAACCCATCAGAGCATCCGAAATCAACGGTCAAAATATCCCGGCCCAGAGGATGCAGACCCAGACAGCCCGCCACAGATTGAAACAATCTGCGAACAGTTGAAATCAACTGCAAGCAATCCCCCGCAACTGACACCAGAGGAGACGAACACGGACTGGCAACAGTTCATCCGGGAGTACAGCCTGAACATCGGGCTTGTACCGACATCGACGGTGGAGCGCGGGGATCTGGAAATGTTCATGGATGAATACGGGCTTGAAGCGATTCGTGAGTTCATCCACTACACAGCCAGAAAACACCCGGACAATCCGCATGTGTACTTTTCAGCGATCTGCCGTTACTGGCTGGGAAAAGGGATAAAGACAGCGGAACAAGCGAAATCGGCTTTCATGGATTATGAACGCCGGAAAGGAGGAACGGAACGTGGAGTCAATCGCGGAGATGCTGGCGGCGGAGAATACCGGCCGCTCACTGGCGAAACAGTTGTCTGAACAGCTTGCCGCCATCGAGAAGATGACGCCGGAAGAGCGACAGGAAGATTTTCGCCGACGGATGCAGAGCAGCGTGGACAGTTACAACGCCACGCCGGGGCACCTGAACGACGGCTATATCAACAGTGATAAGCGCCAGGTACAAGGCGACGGTTACAACTGCCCGCTCTGTCTGAACCGTGGAGACACGATGTTCCTGGAAGAACGAAACGGGGTGCTCTATCAACGGGCCTATGTATGCAAGTGCATGAACATCCGCCGGAGCATCTGGCGCATGAAAGCATCCGGCCTTGAAAAGAGCATCAAGGATTTCACCTTCAAACGCTTCGAGGTCAGCCAGCCGTGGCAGCAGACCATGCTCGATACGGCACGGCGGTATATCAGCGAGGGCGTGTCGGCGGGGCGCTGGCTGTACTTCGGCGGGCAGCCCGGATGTGGAAAGACCCATCTGTGTACCGCCGTGGCAGGGAAGCTGCTGTATGAGCGTCCCCTGCTATATGTGATCTGGCCGCAGGTCAGCAAGAAGCTGAAGGCACTCGTGAACGATGCCGAGGAATACGAGCAGGAGGTTTCCAAACTGGAATCCATCGAAGTGCTCTACATCGACGACTTTTTCAAGCCGGTCAAGGACGACGACGGCCGGACCCTGCCGCCGACGCCAGCGGACATTAAGCTGGCCTTTGAAATCCTGAATTACAGGTACATCAACAAACTGCCCACCATCATGTCCAGCGAATGGGGCGTCTCGGAGCTGACGGACATGGACGAGGCCACCGGCAGCCGCATCTATGAGCGCAGCCAGGGCTTCAGGATGATGGTCACCCGAGACAGGAGCCGGAACCACCGGCTGTCTGATGACACGGTGGTGTGAAGGGGGCGATTGCCATGCTGCTATGGGTGGAGCCATTCATGTGGGCGCTCTGCCGGTTCCTCGGCAACGCCATGACAACCATTGGCCTCGTCGGCCTGCTGGTCTTTCTGGGCCACGGGCTGATGTGGCTCACCGACAAGATACTGGAAATGGAGTGAGAACATGAAAGTGAAGATCGATCCCGAGAAGAAGATCAACCTGTACAACAAGGAATTCGACATCATGCGGAATGACCTGGACATCGCCATCCGCGAGACGATCAGGAAGATGGTCGCCAAGGAGATCAACGCCGGCGCCGTTGGGCTGAAAATCGACATCGGCATTGTCAAGACCACCGTCAAGGACGACAACGCGCCGACCGGCTACCGTCAGTCCATGCTGCCCGCCATCTCCTACAAGGTTGGCACTGTGCTGCAACAGAAGGACGAGGCCAAGGGCAAGATCGTAAAGCCCGGCGAGGACAAGGAGATTCTGGTGGACGATCTGGGCAGCTTCTTCCTGGTCAGTAAGGAAGAGGCCAGCGGCCAGCTCTCCATGTTCAATAGCTGGGACGAGTTTGCGCAGGAAACGACCAACGGCGGCGAAGAGGAGGACGAAGACGATGCTGACGTGTGAGGGCTACAAGATGTTCAAGGGCACGGCGCGGATCGTGCCCAGCACCGGCTGGCGGGAACCGTTCGAGGAGACCGGCACGTGGCTGTATAAGCCGGAGTACAACTGCTGGTACGTGAACGGCCACAGCTTTCCCGCGGATATCGTGACCGATTTCAGGGAGGAGGAAAAGGCGTGAGTATCATGCTGGGAAATCTGACCGTAGCGCAGATGGAGCAGCGCCTCGGTATCACGCTCTCCGATGAACACCGGCAGATATTCACGGAAAGCCGACAGGAGAAGGTGAACGACACGCCTCTGGCTTCCGGCTGCTGGCACTGCTTCGATATTCCGTTCATGCTGATGTGCGATGGGAAGGAAACGGCAATGCGTTTCCGCGACATCATTCAGCAGTACACCATAACGAAAGGCGTCACTTTCCAGATTGGATGGGAACGTTGACGCAGGAGGACAGCACATGATTACCATGATCCCGCGCTCCAAATTGGAGCCGCATCCAGATAATCCCCGGACGGACCTCGGTGATCTGACGGAGTTGGCCGCTTCCATCAAGCGGAGCGGCCTGCTCCAGAACCTCACCGTCGTGCCTCACCCGGACAAGCCCGATATGTACCGCATCATCATTGGGCATCGGCGCTTTGCCGCATCGGAGCTCGCAGGTCTCGACGAACTTCCCTGCTCCATTGAGGAAATGGATATGCCGACGCAGATCGCCACGATGCTGGCCGAGAATCTGCAGAGGAATGACCTGACGATTGCCGACCAGGTAGGCGGCGTTCAGATGATGATGGACCTGGGCGAGAGCGTCCATGCTATCGCCACAAAGACCGGTCTGAGCGAAACCAGCGTCCGGAAGCGCGTCACGCTGTCTTCTCTCCCGCAGAACGAAATGCGCGTCGCCGTTGACAAGGGCGCCACGCTGCTCGATCTGATGAAGGTCATGGAGTTGGAGGATCCCGACGAGAGGGAGAACGTGTTGAAAGAGTTCGGCACCAACAACTGGCAATACTCGCTGAATGCAGCCAAAGGGCGCCAGGAACAAAAAGCATTCCGCGCAAAGATCATGCCCTGGCTTGAAGAGCACAAGATCAAACCGACCAAGAACAACAGCGAAGCCTACGGACCCAAGTACAAGTATGTGACCCAGTGGAGCAGGAACAGCACAGAGGAACCAACGTTCCCGGAGCTGGAAGAGGGCAAGCATTACATCTACATCGACAGCAGTTGGTCGGTGACGCTCTATGTCCGGGATGACGAGTACATTGGCAAGCAGGAGGAATCCAAAAAGGCCGACCGCATCCGCAAGGTTATGAAAGAGAAGGGGCAAGAGCTGAACCGTCAGGCGTATGAGCTTCGGTGCGCATTCGTCAGGAAGTACCGTTGCAACGATGCCAAGCGCAAGGTGTTCTGGGAAAAGCTGTT